ATCCAATAGATATGCAAGGCAACAGACTAGTAAGAAATCAAGAAACTGTGGCTGCTGCAGAAGGTGGCTTGATGGAGAGTATGTCTCTAGAAGGTAAAGACCGCATCTTCCGCAAGATGGGTTACGATGGTCCTAAGACACGAGAAGGTCACGCTAAATTTGAAGAAGCTAACCCTGCTGCTAAAGCTAAAGGTCTTGCTGTCGGTGGGTATATACAAAAGTTTAACAGGGGCGGCACGGTAAAAGGTTTTCAAGAAGGTGGTGACACTACTGATATTAAACGATGCAACCCATGCAAGCTACTACAGCTATGATACAACCTACTGCTGCTGACTTCATTCCAGTAGATGCAGGTATGACTGTACCCATAGCTCCCTTTGCTGAAGCTGCTACAGTAGGTACTGTTCAGCAAGCTGCTCTACCAACTGCTGCTACTCCTGCGACTGCAGGTGTCACTACTGTTGCACCTCAAGTAGCTACAGAAGCTGCAAAGCTACAGGCTGCTACAGGCACACCTACACAACAGATCACTGCAGCACAACAGGTAGGTACATCGATTACAGGTATGGAAGCTGCTCAAGGTACAGCTATAAAAGTAGATGCACCTGATGCAAGAGCTATACAAGAAGGTGAAATAATATCTGGTGCTGCTGATGCTACGAAAGCTGCTGCATTTACTGAAGCAATACAAGCTGCAGAAGCTACACCAAGTAAACAGGCAACAGTTGCAGGTCAGCTAGAAACATTGATGGCTGACTTTGAGGGTGGTGAGACACCTGCTTGGGCTGCAGGATCTATGCGTACCGCAATGGCTACACTTTCTGCTCGTGGTCTAGGTGCGTCTAGTCTTGCAGGTCAAGCTGTCATACAAGCTGCAATGGAAGCTGCATTACCTATTGCTCAGATGGATGCTTCTACTGTAGCACAGTTTGAAATGACTAACCTATCCAACAGACAGCAAAGACAAATGCTTGTTGCACAGCAACGTGCTACATTCTTAGGCATGGAGTTTGACCAAGAGTTTCAAGCTCGTGTAGCTAACTCTGCTCGTATCGGTGACATTGCTAACATGAACTTCACGGCTGAACAACAGATAGCCTTAGAAGATTCTCGTGCAGCAAACACCATGAACTTGAGCAACCTGTCTAACTCACAAGCTATGATAATGGCTGAGGCTGCTGCATTGTCACAACTTGATATGGCAAACTTGTCAAACAGACAACAAGCTGCTGTGCAGAATGCATCTAACTTCTTACAGATGGATATGGCTAACCTGTCTAACGAACAACAGACTGCTATATTTAAGTCACAACAAAACATACAGGCTTTATTTACAGATCAAGCTGCTGAGAATGCTGCTGCACAGTTTAACGCTACAAGTGAGAATCAAACTAATCAGTTCTTTGCTAACCTAGCTAACCAAACCTCACAGTTCAACGCTACGCAACAGAACGCTATGGATCAGTTCAACGTTAATAGTGTCAATGCATTGCGTGAGTTTAACTCAGAGCTACAACAACAGCGTGACATCTTCAATGCACAGAACGGACTAGTGATAGCACAGTCTAATGCAGCATGGAGACAAAGTATAGCTACTGTAAACACAGCTACACAGAATCAAAGCAACATGGACTTCGCTAAAACTATCAATGCTCTTACTGCATCTAACATGGATCAGATATGGCAACGAGAGCGAGATATTATGAGTTTTGCATTCGCTGCTTCTGAGAGTGCTGCAGACAGAGCCAACAGTATTGCCGTAGCAAAACTGACAGCAGATGCACAGGCTGAGGTAGCGGATAATGTAGGCAAAGGTAAAATAGGAGCTTTAGTAGTAGATAGTTTCTTGAAGAAGTGGTTAGGTTAATGGATAGCATAATAGATAAAACAGCAATACAGAACGTGATTAAACAATATACTGGTGTAGACGATGCTGATGAAGCACGTAACAAGCTTTTATCTAGAGGGTTATTTAGTAAAGCAAGAGACTCAGCAGAAGAGACTAGAGGAAAAGTAGCATCTGCTGTATCTAAATCTGCTGAAGATGCACTAGCATCAGTGGCAGGGTTAACTAATTTAACTATAAGTAAACGTACCTTACCTGAAGATCAAGAGACACCTCAGCTAGATTATTTCTTAGGTGAAGATATAGAAGCACAAGATCAATTAGTAGACAAGACAGGTATGTTTTTAAAACAAGCAAAAGAAAGCACTCAGGAGATAGATAAAAAAGATGCAGATGAAGGTACTATTATCTCTAGTGATTCTGACAGTGCTGTTGAGGTGCAGCCCGATACAGATGGGAAAGTAGAGTTAGAGTTTCCAAAAGTGTTTAAAGGTAATCAAAGTAATTTTGAAGCCTTACAAACTAAAGCAATACAAGAAGGTTTTACTGGAGAAGAGTTAGCTTCTTTCTTAGCACAAACAAAACATGAAAGCGATAAATTTAATAGTATTGTAGAAAAGGGTAGTGATAAGTATTTTGATAAGTATGAACCTGGAACAGAGTTGGCTAGAAAACTAGGTAATACACAAAAGGGAGATGGTAAAAAGTTTAAAGGAAGAGGATATATTCAAATAACAGGCCGTTCTAATTATAGACAAGTAGGTAACGCTTTAGGGTTAGACTTATTAAACAATCCTGAACTTTTAGAAACACCTGAAAATGCAGCAAAAGCATCTATATGGTGGTGGAAAAATAATGTAAGGAAAAGACTACCTAATAACGACTTCTCAAATAATTATGCAGTTTCAGGACTTGTTAACAGAGGTAGTCCTAATAAGAAAGCAGCCAAATTAGCGGAACGTGAGGTTTATTACAAACAGTTTATGGGTTTAGTACCTACAGAATCTCCACGCCCTAAAGCAAGACCTTCAATAATGAGTAGGTAACAATAATGTTTGGACTCCCACTAGAACTAATCACAATGCTCTTCTCCACTGTGCTAGGTGGAGTAATGTCTATCTGGGGCCAATCAATGAAGAACCGCCAGTTGCAGCAAGAGATGCTTATGCAACGTGCAGAGTTCAACCGTAGTGCTGTAGCTGATGCAAGAGATGCAGGTAAGAATGACAAGCACTTTGCATGGACACGTAGACTTATAGCTTTATCTGCTGTGTTCTCTATAATTGTATTGCCAAAGCTAGTTGCTGTGTGGTATCCTGAAGTAAGTGTGTATGTAGGATACACTGAGGCTACTGGTGGTTTCTTTAGTTGGATGTTTGGACCAGATGAAGCTATCAAGTGGAAGATGGCTCAAGGTTTTGTAATCACACCACTAGACACACACATCGTATCAGCCATTGTAGGATTATACTTTGGCGCAGGATTTACAAAATAAGGTACATATAAAATGGAATTACTAAAAGCACCTATCCCAGGTCAATCATTGACAGATGAACCTAAGAACTACCCTTGGGAGAATCCACCAGAGATTGTTGATCCTGAAGAAGCTATTGCTATGCACATGAGTAAGTTCAATGACCCTGAAGTTGTTGACAATATGATCGAACTACTTGATCTAGGCTTTCCAGTAAAAGCACTAGCAGAGAGTGTTCTTACAGCTAGTGTTGCTGCAGGATGGCACAGCATAGACATCAGCCTTATCATTGCACCATTTATGCATGAGCATATAAAGTCTATAGCTAATGAAGCAGGTGTAGATTATGTAGAAGGTCTAGATGAATCTGATGTAGATAAACAAGAAAGAGAACGTAAAGCCATTAGAGCTAGGGTAAGTAAAGAGTTAACTGACACACCTCAAGATGAAAGAGATGCAGGTTATGACATGGCTATGGAAGCATTAGATGTGCTAGACAAAGCTGAAGAGGATTACGAAACATTGCAGGAAGCTCCCGAAGAACCTGTAGAAGAAACACAAGAGCCACAGATGCAACGTGGCCTAATGGCAAGAGGTTAGTAACATGGCAGGGTTTTGGGCAGGTTTTGGTGAGCAGCTAAGTGAGAACATTGAGCAACGCAAGAAGACGCTAGATCGTTTAATTGAAGAGAACTTAGAGAATGCTCGTGTCGCTAAGGGTAAGTATGCTAAGAATAAACAGGTAGCT